CTCCCAACTTTCGTTTGGAGTTATGGCGGACGCGTTGCAGCGAGCAATCGCTTTGTTTTCTTCCACTATTCATCGTGATGCTATCATCACACCTGTCGTCAATTCTCTCCAGAGGGTTGTTGCTGATTCAGTTAACCATTATCCCTTTGAACTCACCCCTTTTGGGGTGTCTTTCACACGGCAACATGGTATAGGCACCAACTCTTTCGGAGGGCGGGCTCACCCCCATGCTATTCACAAAACGGTCGAACTTTACTGGTTGCATCAGGCTTTTCGCAGTTTCTTTTCTCATCCTACCACGGTTTACTTCATGAAGGAGGACAAGTTCAATTCATTGCCCTACACCAGTGATGTTCACCACGAATTGGTCAATGTCTCGTTTGTCCCTCGTGATTATTGCCGATATGCCAATCCTGTTGAAAGACCTTTGCCTTGCCAAACCCAGCATTCGTTCTTCCATGACTCCCTCATGTTTCTTACTCCGTCTTCGGTTTACTCGTTCTTCCAGCACTCTCCCTCCATGCGATCGATGGGAGCCACTTACGTCACTCCCCATGAGACTCGATTTGATCTGAATTCTCTTGAACCTCAGCTTTATCGTCATACTCGTATGGACGATCAACTGGTTTATGAACTCGAAGGGGACGCCAATGGCGCCTATGTGCAGCCTTTCTCTTCACGAGACTGGCTTTCAATTGGCGGTATCCGCGGGCCCGATTTTGATCTTGGGATTTCTTTTGAGGAGAGTATCGGCTCCATGTTTAAGGTTGTCATTACGAAGTACCCCTCTGGTGGTGTGAATTTTGATTCGATTCGACCTTTTACTGGCCCTGAGTCTATTTTGCTTCCTAACCCGGTTGACCTTGAGATGCCCATCAATGCACGTCTGGTTCCTCTTACGGTCTACCGTCAGTTGTTCACGTACACTCGGGCGGTGCGTACTCTCCGAGTTACTGATCCCAAGGTTTCGTTCGCCTTCATAGCAACAAGGTGGAGCATTCTTGGGTTCATTCGTCTGCTTGGGAGTATCTCACTCAATTCGCCCTCCTCACGGCCCAATTTCGTCCCAATTATCGTTTCCGGCTTTATGAGACTTTTAGTTCTCGTCTCAGTGACTGGTACCGCTCGCACCGCAAATTTTTCCGAATTGGTTGTGATGTGTCCAAGCTTGCCTTCTGCGGTCTTATCAATCATCTCATTCCCGCCCCCCGTCTAAGACCAGTGGTTTCACCTGTTCTCGGTCCGGACGCTCATTTGCGCTGGATTTCTCCATTGGTTTCGCTCGGTCGTTCTGTCTGGTCGCAAGTTTTGGCGGTTCCCCCCACCTTGATTGAGAAATATGTCTTCCCGCGCAACTTCTGGTCTCGAAGCGGTTCGTTATTGCGGGGTTTCTTCTTCACTCTTGGGTGGCGTTCAGTCGTTCGCTTTGTTCTTGCTTGCGTTGCCGTCATTTTGGTTCTCAAAATTGCTTGGGACATTGTGAATTATCGCACCCCTCAAAATATTGCTGACCAGCATCTGGCTTACTTCCATGGCGATCGTTTTAACTGGAGTCAACGTCTTCACACTGTGCAGGCTGGTGAACCTCAGGCTGCTTGGACCTTTTATGATCCCCCAGCCGGTCCGCCCCCCTTCAATTTCACAGTTGAACAGGTTCAAAGTCAGCGACGTTTTCGTGACTTCATGAATCCCGCCCCCGTTCAAGCTCAGAATCCGCTGGCGCAATCTTTGGGTGATCGAGCTCTTCGGAACAGTCTGCCCGTTATTCCTCCGGTTTTGGCACGCTCACGATGCGCTTTGTTTGATGACGATGCCATTTGGGCCTATGGCCCCGATGTTTGTTCATTCACCAATTGCTCTCATCAGGTTGCTTTCGGGTATGAGTTGTGTCACTGTCACGCGGCTAATCATTTCCCTCAACATCCTGCAGTTCGGTATACTCGCGAACAGATCTTCGTTGAACATGCTGACCGTTGGCCTCTTCCTTGTCCTTGCGCTCATTGCCTTATTTTGGCTCCGCAGGCTCAAACTGAGAACATCGTCACCACCTCAGAAGACTCCCTCGTCACTTACCGTGACTTGTTGGCGGAAGTGAATTCCCAGCATGCGACCCTTGATGTTCTTGTGGCTCAGCGTGGCTTGGTGCAACCCCAGGTTGATTCGGATCGAGACCCAGAGGTTCCCCTCCCCCGTGCTTTGGACCCTTCGGACAATCGATTGGTAATGATTGATCATCATCATATCCATTCTGACTCGTCGATCATTGGCGGTGTCATTCCAGCTCGCGAAGCTTTCCCCCAGCTTCATTGGCACCCTGACACTGGCGGTCTCTGGCTTACCGGTCGCTCTTCTTCGCGGCCCCCATTACCGTATCCAGCCCTTGATTGCCTCTTGACTAGCTTGGTTCAAGCCACCGGTTATAACGCTCAGGAGCTGTGGGCCATTTTGAACCAATTGCCTGTTTCTCAACTCACCGATCCTGACACTATGACGCACGGTTTGTCGGAGCAACACCTTGAGTTTATCCTGGCTTTCCTTCGTCGCCGCGCTTACATTCATATTGGAGATCGAATCATGATGCTTGGTCATCCTGAGGCGTCGAATGTTATTCATTTGTATTGGCAACCTTACCATTGGTCCCCTGTCCCAATTTCTGGAGCTGTCAATTCGGTTTTTCCCGAGGGCCCTTTCCCGTCGTTAGTCGGGGCAGGTGATGCCCGAGCCCAAATCTACGCACCCCGGTTCACTCCATTGGTTCAAAGCTATCAGACCCGTATCATGAATTATCGAGATTCTGCTGGGCACTGTATACCAACCCCTGGTTTTTTTGCCTATCGTCCCAATTATCGTCGAGCAAAAAATCTGATTTCGAACATGAAGAATCGCTTTGATGGTGTTCTCCATCATGTTATCAGCACCAGCACTCGGTATGAGTCTGATCACTTGACTCGAGTTGATGCCCAATTGGATGCCATGGTTGACTCTCCCCCTGATCGTCACGTTCATCTGATGGTTCTCGAGGGTTTCCCTGGTTCTGGAAAAACGGACCCCATTAAGCAAGTTCTCCGTTCTATTCGTGACCGCCGGGCTCGTGTCGCTCTCCCGACGACCCAGCTTCGTTCCGAATGGAAAACTGACCTTGCCTGGCCTGAGACGGAATCCTGGCGGTTTTGCACTTACGAGTCGGCCCTGTTGAAAACCAGTGAGGTTTTGGTAATTGATGAGGGTTACAAGCTGCCTCGCGGGTATGTCGATCTCGCGATCGCCATGGATCCCGCCATCAAAATCGTCATCATTCTCACCGATCCCTTGCAGGGTGAGTATCATTCGACCAACCCAAATTCCAGCAATTCGCGGTTGACACCTGAGTTTGAGTACTTGAGTCCCTTCTGTTTCTTCTACCAGTTGTGGACTTATCGCTCTCCCCAGCTCGTTGCTCGACTTCTTGGTGTCCAGTCTTATTCATCTATTGCTGGTAGTGTGGGCCTGGCTGTTCTTCCTCGTACCAATCAACCATTGATTGTTGCTTCGACTGGCACAGTTATGTCCCAGGCTGAGCTGGGTTATTCTGCAATCACCGCGTCTGCTTCTCAGGGCTTGACATTTCAACGTCGAGCCCAAATCATGTTGGATCGACCTTTACTCACGCGAATTTCGAACAATGTGGCTTTGGTCGCGGTGACTCGGTCTCGCACTGGTATTGACTTTACTGGTGATGTGTCTTTCGCACGGTCCATGGGCTCCCCCAATCCCATCCTCACCTCTTTCTTTACATTGACTCCCGTCGATGTTACAAGAATATTTCACATGGAGCTTGAGGGTCGGAATATCATCAGAGCACCCATCACGTCGCAGGAGCGTTCCAGATTGTTGGCTTCTCTCACCCTCCCCTCTGCGATCCTCCGAGGTGGTGCCAGCCATTTGTATCAACCCCCGCATTTGCGCTGTGTGGTCAATCCCGCTTTTTCCACTCGGGCGCGTCTCATCCGTCAAATCGAACCTGGGTCGTTTTCAAACCGAAACATTATCCGTCGCGAGCGTCAAGTTGAAGCTTCTCGCCGGCTGTTGTCTGCCACCGAGCGCCGTCCCAATCCAGCGTCTTTTCCGACGTCGTAATGGATTTGCGAGAGCCATTACGACGACGTTTGCCTCTCGCGCCGGCTTCTTCTGGACCTCTGCCTGTTGATCAGGAAGCTGACCATTCAGAGCAGAACATCGACACTGTTTTTGTCCCTGAAACCCGTCGACCATTACATTCTTTTATTCCCACATTGACTCCTTCTTCAGATTCTCCAGGTTCAATTGAGTTGAATCCGTGTCCCGCCGAGCCTGTTTATCCCGGCGTTGATTACGAGTCTTTCTTTAACTTGCTTCCCGAATCTCGAGTTCCCGAGGAGCGTGAGGTTGTCATTAACGGTGCTTTGTCCAACCAGTTTCCTTACATCGATTTGCCGTATGAATTTGGTGTCTTTCCTCCTCAAACCATCCACCGAGATCATCATTCTGGCAGGGACCCTACCTTGTTGGTCGGCAGTGTTGCGAAGAGACTGCGTTTCCGTGAACCTCATATCCCTGTGCCGTTGACGGCTCAAGATATCACCGCTGGCGACTTACTTTTTGCAGCTCATTGCCGAGCTTACGGCCGAAATCCGGATGAACTTTTGACGTTTGATCCCGTACGTTTTGCTGAGGCTGTTTCAATCAATGAATATAATTCCTTGACCACCAAAACCAAGGGAGTCATTGCGGCCAATGCTCTCCGATCTGATCCAGATTGGCGCCACACTGTGGTTCGCATTTTCGCCAAAACGCAGCAAAAAGTGAATGAGGGCACTGTCTTTGGTGATTGGAAGGCTTGTCAGACCCTAGCTCTCATGCATGACGCCGTCCTCCTGATTTTTGGTCCCGTGATCAAGTATCTCGAGGCCACGGATTCTGATGATTGTCCTGACAACATTTTCATCTATGGCGGTAAGACTCCTTCCGAACTGTCCGAGGCAGCTAAGAAGTTGTCTCCCGGCTTGAAGTCCACCAACGACTACACCTCGTTTGACCAAAATCAGGGTCGTGAAGCTCAACGCCTTGAGGAGCATCGTCTTCGCCGAGTTGGAATTCCAGAAGAGCTCATTTCCTGGTACATTTTCATAAAGACCAATTTGGAATGCCAATTTGGACCGTTAACCTCTATGCGTTTCACTGGGGAGCCCGGAACTTATCGATTTAACAGCGATTTCAATCTCGCCGTCATCTATTTGCAGCATGATGTTCCTCGTTCTGTTATGGTTTTCATATCCGGTGATGATTCTCTCATCGGCGCTGTTCTCCCTGTTTTGTCCTCTTGGAATTACATTCGCGCCCGTTATTTCCAAAAATTGCAATTCAAACTTGAAGTCACCCCCCACGGTCTTTTCTGCGGTTATTATCTGTCTCACGTCGGCGCTGTGCGCTCTCCTCTCATTTTGTTGCATAAGCTTATGCTGGCCACTGCTGATTCCACCATTTCTCAGAAGCATGCTTCTTACTTATCTGAGTTTGTGGTTGGCCATTCCCTTGGTCAAGCAATGTGGGAAGGCATTCCCGATGAACTGGTCTTCCATCAATCGGCTGTTTTCGATTACTTTTGTCGGCACACCCCCACTGCCTTGAAAAGCATCTTACGCGTTGGGGCTATTCCTCAGAATCAAACTGACGCTTTGCTTCTGTCCGGTTTTTCTGTGCCCTCAATGTTCTCTGGTTTGTCTCAACGCGCTCGTCGGTTTTTGCACACTCAACACCGCGGCCTTCGCATTGGTTTCAGTAATAGGGTTTTGTAGTTGAATTGCTTCGTATTTGTCATATCTTTATGTCATCCACCGTAGTTCCATCTGATTCAGCCTCCCAATCTGACAATGCGTTCCAAGCTGTTGCCCCGCAGAATGTCCGTGCCGACGCCTCGCTCGTCTCCAACGCCGCCCTCGGTAACATGGTTGAAGGCCTTGAATTCCCATTCCAATACATTGTTAAATCGATTAAAAACACCGGTCAAGCCCTCGTGCATCACACCCCTTCTACGCAAGATAAAGTCGCAACTCGAGCCATGCTCTTCCAGCAAGCCGAGTTTGTTGAGCTTGAGGCGGTCGCCATTCCCCTTGGCGGTCTCCTCAACAATGCGGCTACTATCACGCTCGCCTGGGTACCTTCGGGCACTGCGCCATCGACTCAGTCAAACGCTGCCTCATTCCCTGGAGCAGTCATACGAACATACGGTGGCCCTACGTTCATCGGTCAGGACGCGGTCGCTGTCGCTCCGCTCCACGGTGGTCTTCAAGGGCTCTTCCGTTCCAACGTCACGTTGAACTATCAACCGATCTTGTTCTATCATGTGACAAAAGCTTGGGACACCTCCGCCTCCAGCCCGGAAGCCTTGGTGTTTCAAATTATGGTTCGTGGTAAGCTTCGTCTGTCAGGCCAGATGCTGGTTAGTTGGGAATAGGTTCTCCTCTCTGTTGTCCGCTCCGACCCAGATGAGGATGAAGAACAATTGGAGTACGGTCTGCTGCCGCCTCAACCTCTCACCTCTCCCTTGGTTTCAGCCAGCCCATCGGATGTTCCTCCCCGCCGATCTTCTCGTGTTTCACATTCTCTCTTTGTTTCCGGAGCTCACCAGTCCTCTTCGTCTGGTCTGCTCCCTGTACAACCATCATCTCTTTTCCCTTCTTCGGCTTCCCATCCCCAGATTTTGCTGTCCCCCTCGGCTTCTCTTCTCCCTCAACTTTCTCCCGAAGTTGATTTCTTCGCTGATCTCCCAGCGACCCCGCCTCAGCCTTCAGCTTCTTCTCCCTCTCTCCCTCATGTTTCCGATCCGTTGAGTCTGGACTCTTCGATTTCTTCTCCCATTTCTCCGCCCGGTACTCGCCAATATTATTTTGATCGCGACGGTGACATGCGGCTCGTCATTCTTGACGGTTATGACATGTCTGACCATTCCATCAATTTAGACGATCCTCGCATTCAGCAAAATTTCTACCAGGATTATCGAGGCGGCCGTGCTGAGTATTTTGCTCATATGGCCGACAACACTGTCACTTGGTGCATTTACAATCGTGATTTTGTTGCTTTTGTTGGTTTCGATCCCTGGGAGATCGCTGATCAATATCACTCGAACAACATTCCTGAGGACTTTGCTGTTTTTGTTTACTTTTCATCTGATTTTGATGTCACTCCCCTTCGAGCTATCTCTTTCACTCCCACACCTCCCCCCACGTGACTGCGGTCATTGCAGCGTTAGAAGCGTACAAGTCATCCCGTGTCATACCAGGCAACTGTCAGTG